GTTGCATTTACACAGTTGCTGGGCAGGACCCACCGAACTAGGCGGGAGTTTGGAGCTGGGCAGCGACGTCGAACTGGAACAGCTGGTCCCAGTTGGACCAGGTGCCCGGGAGCAGCACGAGGGTGCAGCCCTGCGGTGCCACGTGTCGGATGTTGGCGACTGCGTGGTCGACGGCAGTCACGCCGTCCCACAACGCATATGCCGGGTCCCCGTACTTCCCGTGCGCGTTGGTGGCGATGAACTTGATAGCGTCGAACAGGAGGTAAACCAGGCTGGGCAGCAGGGACAGCAGCTGCACCGGATTGAGCAGCTGGCCAATGGTTCCCGCCGGGCCGGTCGTCATGAGTCCGGCGAGCCCGGACAGCGCGCCGTGCAGGGGGTCGTCACTAGGGGCGAGGCCGAGCAGTTCCTGGAATGCCTGTTGTGGGAACTTCGTGAATAGGTAGATGGCGAAGTCCAGCGTCAGCTCGGCGCGGGTGAGGACCTGGTACAGCAGGAACAGCAGGCCGCGGGCACGTGGGTACCAGTCGCCGTCGATGGAGTACGACCAGTAGCGGTCCCGTACCCATTGTGGTTGCGGCAGTTTCGAGATGCCCTCGCCGGGGTCGTTGCCCAGCAGGCTTCCCTCGGCGGGCATGGACGGGTCACCGAAGGTGGTGACGCCGAGCACGAACTGGCGCCACTCCGGCGGCAGGGCAGTGAGGCACTTCTGCACCGAGACGCCGCCCATGGAGTAGCCGAGGAGCCAGATGTTGGTGCCCGCCATGGGCCGGTACAGGCGCATGAATTCGTCACGGAACTGGTCAGTGGCCTTGTTGAAGCTGTGTGCGTCGGGTGGATTGAGGAAGGCGCGTGAGTCCGCCCAGACTCCCTGGATCGGGTACTTGGACCGGTACACCGGCTCGACGTAGGCGCCGATGGCCTTGCGGACGGCCAGGTTGGCGACGCCGTCGTCGCGTAGCGGCGTCGCGATGCCCAAGCGCTGCAACCGCTCCACTTCGACAGGGGCGTTGTTCATGAAGCGGGTGATGTCCTGCACGGCCGCCGCGGTGGCGTCTGTGTAGCGGTCGTCCAGCGCCACGCCGTGCTCTACCGCGTGGCTGTTTTTCGGGTAGGCGCGCAGGAGTCGGCGCTCGATGTTGGGTACCTCGGGGCTGACGTCGCCGGGGCCGTACCCGATCCACTTGCCGTCGGGGCCGTTCACGGCTTCGCCCCGAGCTTGAATCCGGTCTTACCGGCGTCCGTGGACCCGGTGAGGTGATCGCGGATCTCCGCGACTGCCTCGATGAGCGTCAGCCAGCCCAGCATCTCCCAGCGTCCGTTGACCTGCTGGAAGGTCTGCTTGTCGAAGTCCGCGGGAATCGCGGTTGGCGACGGGTCTGGGGGCTGGACTACGGGTGTCTCGCCTGGGAACTGGTACCCGGCAATGTCCTTGGCGACCTCGCCGCGGAACCAGCCCATGTCGATGTTGCCCGGGTCCCACTTCACGTTGGGTGCCGCGGTCGCGTACTCCTTGTGGCCGATGACGCGGTCCGCGCCATAGCCGAGCTTGGTGAGGACGGCGGCCGTCGCGTCGCGCATGGTGATGATCTGGACGTCCGGCCACCTCTGTCCCTTGTCAAAGCTGCCGTCCGGTTGGATGGTCGGCCATGCGCACTCGAAACCAATGAGCCGCTGGTTGCCGGTGTTGGCGGCGATGCCCGGGTACTTGCCGATCCCGGCGTGATTGCAGGGGCCGACTGCGATGAGATGGCACTTGCCGTCCGGGGTGATGAGGCACTGCGACAGCGGCCCGGCTAGGTCAGAGCGTCCGTCGCGGATGCCTGCGACGGTCTCCCGGTCGTTGCCGGTGTGGTGGATCATCACGCCCCAGATGTCGCCCATCTGGCCGCCGGTGCCTCGTTCCTTCCAGCCTGGCTCTACGACTAGGCGGTCGCCGAGTGCTGCGCGTAGTACGTCTTCCAGCCAGACGGGGTCTCCTGTGTAGCCCATGTTGTCTCCTTCGGGTGGTGTGGTTGCGAGGGCTCGGCGCACGACGTCCCACGCCTCGTCCCAGTGCTGCGCGTATCGGTCGGGGTATGCCGATCCCTGGACGCGCTGAGCGAATTGCCCTGCCAGTGCTGGGTTTCCGGCTGCGATGCGGTAGTCGCCGGAAAGTCGACTCAGAAACAAGTCGGCGGACTGCGCCAGTGTCATGCGTTGGGCGGGTGTGCCCCACCATGGGGGCCGCTGTTGGAAGTAGCCCGATGAGTCCGCGTCATCGGATTCTGAATCGTGCGGAAAACTGAGTGTGTCTGAGTCTGATTGGTTTGCGGGGCACCACCATTGACGACTTCCGTCATCGTCGTCAGCTCCGACTTCGACGGCTACGGTCATGCAGGCGATGACGGTGGCCAGCTCGTCCAAGCCGCGTTGTAGTGCGACGGCATGTATTTCGCGTGCGACCTGTTCCCGGGTGCGTAGTGGGTAGTCTGCGAGCCAGGTGAAGGACATGTCAGTAGCTCGCTTCCATGTCGTGCTTGGATTCGTACACAAAAAGGGCGACGCCGAGTCCGATGCCAATGAGAGCGCCGGTGGCTATCCCGGCCAGAATGGCGAAGGTGTGGGAATGGATTGCCTGGCTTAACATGTTGCGCTCCAATGCTTTAAGGGAGACGCCAGAGAACTAGGGCGCTGAATAGGACTGCGCGGCGGTGCGGCCACTTGGCCGTGATGCCGCCGCGGATGGTGTGGTCGAGGACGGGACGCCCGCAGATCGGACACCGGTCTTCGGGGTGGCCCTCGTTGAAGGCCCGGAGGTCGGTTCCGTACTCGTCGCAGAGGGCGAGCACTTCCCGAATCACAGTCCAGCGCGCCGTATTTCGTTGGTGACGAATAGGTCGCCGTTTTTGATGGGCCGAATATCGACTACCGTTCGTATGTCGAAGACCAGAGGGTGCTCGGGTTGTGACATTCCCACCGGTGCGCCGCCTATCGGCTCCATCCAGTACGTGAAGAAGGGGTAGCGGCCCGCGGGGGCGTGCACGACTGCCGAGCCCTCGATGGTGCCGTTAGGGGTTGGCTGCCAGTTGATCTGGCCGCGGCGGTACTCCGGGTGCAGGGGTTCGCGGCCGTCTTCACCCGCCAGGCCGATGTGGACGGGCCACACAATGACTTGGAGTATTCCGTCGGCTTTGGCCGGGGCGGTCACGCGATCCCCAGCGAAGGGGTGAGAACCACGTTGCCCGGGGTGGAGAAGATGGCTTGGGTGACGGCGCAGTTGTCGATCATGTTGGCGGCGCCGACCGTTGCCGCGGACGCCATGATGGCGTAGTTAATGGTGGATGCCGGGACGGGGATGGTTACCGCAGAGCCGGTTACGTTTCCGCCGGAGCCGGATGTCCATGTGGTTTGGGCGCGGGCGTAGCCGCCGCCGGTCGATTCGTTGGAGGGTGTCTGTGAGGTGCCGGGGACGCCGGTCGCGCACCCGAACCAGTTGCCTAGAACCTTCCATGCGTCGGCGAGGGATTGCCGCGTTTGGGGTACTTGAATTGCCATGTGCTCTCCTATTGCCTTGCGTAGAAGTGGGCTTCGCCGCGGGCACCCGCGTTGCCGTTGCTGAATGCGGCGGCGCCCTTGCCGCCGGAACCGGGGGCGACGCCGTCCCCTGTGCCGCCGGTGTAGGTCTGGCCGTTGAGGGAGACGTCGCGGTTGGAGTTGGCGTTTCCGCCGCCGACGGGGTCGCCGGACTGGGTGCCGACGCCGCCACGGCCCGTTGCGCCCGGTGCGGTGACGAGGGTGGAGCCGTTGACGATGCCGGTCGTGGCTCCGCCGTTGCCGCCGTTACCTCCGCCGGTGCCCGCCGTGCCGCCGATACCGATGGAGCCTGTGATCTGTGTGGCCGTCCATGGGAAATGGACTCCGCGCTCCCAGGTTCCGTACACCCATTGGCCGCCGTCGCCGCCCTGCGCGGGGGTGAAGGAGAATTGGGCGCCGCCACCGCCGCCTCCACCGGGCAGGTAGGCATAGTCGATGTAGCGGCACCAGTACGGGATGTTGTAGGTGTAGGACCCGGTAGCTGTGATGTCGGTGCGCGCCGGGGACATCGCCGGGAACGCCGCCCCGCACTGGAGGGTGCCGGTTGCGGCGAATGCCGCACCTAGTTGGTACTTCTGGGCTACCTGGACAGCCAGCGTGCCTGCACCGGCGAGGGCCGCACCGAGCGCGTACGCCTGCGCTACCTGTGCGGCCAACGTGCCGCCACTGCCAAAGGCGGCGCTTCGGGTGAACTGTTGGAGTAGTTGTGCTGACAGCGTGCCTGCACCAGCGAGTTGCGCCAGACGGTCTAGGCGAACCCGCGCGTCTACTGACATGCTGCCGGTGCCAGCCATGACGGCTGCACGTTGGTACAGCTGTCGGACATCGGCCGCCAGCGCGCCTGCCCCGTTGAATCCCGCTGCGATGCCGTATATCTGGGAGATCTGGGCTGTGAGGGTGCCTGCTCCCGCCATGTCGGCACCGACGGTGTACACCTGCGCGACGTCGACGCCCATGGTGCCCTCAGCGGTGAGGGCGGCTGTTCTATCGGGTATCCAGAACCAGCCGGTGACCGGCTCTTGCTGCTGTGTTTGTGGTTCTTTCCACCAACCCAGTTGCGGCTCTGATGATTCCGGTTGCGGGTTGGTGGTCCAGCTCATCTACGGACCGGCGAATCCTATGCAGGAGACCATCTGACCGTCTGCGTCGTTGGTACCGGTGATCTGTATCCAGTTGGGCGGGTTGGTTTTCCCGTCGGCGTCCAGGCCGCCGCGCACGGCGGTGAAGGTGATGCCGGGCAGTTCGGGCATGGTGAATGTGGTCATCACTGAGGCCTCTCTCTGGTGGTTATGCGATGCGGCGGCCGTCGAATGTGGCGATGCCGGATAGGGCTGTGATGCTTCTCGACACAACGGTTTCCGAGCCTGTTGAGCCGTTGGACCGGATGTCGTAGTCGACTGCGATAAATCCCGGTTGTACGACATCTCCAGCCACAAGCGGGATTTCAAACGGGCAACCTGACGGGATGGCACCGGTGATGCGGGTGCCGTTTTTGTACACCACCCAGTAGGGCACGGACGTGCCCTTGGCGGTGACCGATCGGTAGGTGGTGTTAATGCGGTATAGGCCGGTGGTGGTGATTTCGATACGGGCCGTGCCCAGGTCGTCGAGAGTGACGTCGGTGGTGTAGTCGTTGAAGGTGAAGAACCCGGACGGGAATGCACCGGATGAATAGAGGCCGTAGGTGACGTCGGCGGTGCTGTCGCGTCTGATGCTCCACGAATTTGACATCGAGAATCCCGCTCCCGCTGAGGTGTAATCGGACATCGCGAACGCGGCGACCCGGTAGGAGTCGTAGGTGAAGAACGGGCTTGCCCGCTGCACGCTGAACATCGAATAGCGGTATGCCGCACCTATGCTGATGGTGTTGCCTGCGTCGGTGGCGGAGAGGATCTGTCGGCCGTTGACGCGCACGAAGTAGTTTGTGCCCGAGCAGCGGATCTCGATGCGCGCGCCCTGCTTGACCGCCGAGAGCCCCGTCTGGAGCGTTAGGGGTGCGCTGAACGACCAGCTGGTACCCGAGCGGGTGAACTTGCCGATGCGGATCTCGCCCTCTTTGGCCAGGCAGTAGGCGCCCTGTGTGCGGCCCGAGTCGCATCGGATGTAGACACCGGAGTAGTAGTTGCCATTTTGGGTGTCGCCCAACACAAATGACGCGGACTGGCCATCGGTGGCGTAGGTGTAGTTCGGGCTGGCGAAGAAGTACCCGTCGGAGTTGCCGTTCTTGACGCCCGCGTACCCCGAGTCCCCGCGAATAGTCACGTCTCCGGGGTTGGGTCCGGTGGTCCAGTCTGTCGAGTTCAGTGCGGCGCCGTCGGCGCCGGAGAAGGTGAAGCTGTAGCTGTTGCCGCCGCCGGTGTTCTGCTCGGTTTCCTGCTCCTGCAACGTGGTTTGCGCCGCGATGGCGCTCTTGAGTGCGTCGCGCGATAGGCCGAGCAGCGAGAGCAGTGATTCCTTGGCCTGGTTGATCTGCTCGCCGATGGTTC